TAGGCTACCAAAAAACCGCTAAATACGTATTATGCCCAAACTTAGTCTTTACCGCGAGAATTTCACCAACGATTACAAATGGTTTGACCGCAGGATTTCGGAACAATTCACGGTGGGCTGTGCCACGGTATTGATACACAAGTATGTGGGGCCTATCAATCAAGGCACCTCTAACGATGCCACGCAACCTGATTATCTAAATCAAAGCGTTAACAACATCCAAGACCTGCTGTATCTAGAAAATCGAGATCGCAAGTATGATACCACGGTGTATAGACTGCGTATGCATCATACCATGCAGAACATAGACTTTGATCTAACACAGTTTGGTCTATTTCTAAACAACGACACATTGTTCTGCACAGTACACAAAACCGACTGTGTGAATACCATTGGCCGACTGCTGATGTCAGGCGATGTGATCGAAATGCCTTATCTACGTGAGTTCTTTCCGCTAAACTACGATGAAGTACAGACCAGTCTCAAGAGATATTATGTGGTGCAAGACACAGCCAATGCTGCTGAAGGATTCAGTCCCACTTGGTATCCACACCTGTGGCGTGTGAAGTGCGAGCCCTTGGTAGACAGCCAAGAGTTTGCGCAGATATTGACTCAGCCCGAAAATCAGACCAACTACTTTGGACCCTGGGGCAAGACCATCGCTTACTTTGAAGGCGACCGTGTTACATTTGGCGACAAGAATTACATTGCCAAACAGGATGTGCCTACTGGTGTGGCACCTACCGGCAAAGATGACGATCCATATTGGGGCCTAGATCCCAACCAGACCTTCCGAGACATGATGTCTACTTACCAGAAGAACATAGACATCAACAATGCTATCCTGGCGCAGGCCGAAGCAGAAGTTCCGCTGTCAGGCTACGACACTGTACCATTTTATATCGTGCCCACCACCGTGGACGGCGAGCCCTTGGGATCTACCTACACCGCAGATCAGACCTTGGTAAACAGTTCACAAACAGACATACCATCATCTTCTGAAAGTATCACGCCCAGAAACAATGCTTGGACCATGGGTTATCTCACTGGTGACGGTTTGCCGCCCAATGGTGCTCCTGTCACACCTGGCGTGGTATTCCCACGCGATCCCAGAGAGGGTGATTTCTGCCTGCGTCTAGATTATATGCCCAATAGACTGTTCCGTTTTGATGGCGCACACTGGGTCAAGTTTGAAGATCGTGTGAGAACCAATATCACGCCCAGCAACACCAATGACACTGAGCACTATGCATTTTACAACAACCCTGGTGATATCTCCACCACGGATCGCGGTGAGATTCCGCGCAAACAATCATTATCTAAAGCACTGCGGCCTAAGGACGATAACTAATAGTCATGGCCAACAATCTCGTACCTTACTTTTACGACGGACAAATCCGCAGATTCATGCTGCAGATCGCTCGCGCATTCAGCAACTTCCAATGTGAGTACGGCAAAGATCAAGAAGGCAATCCCATATTGGTCAGGATACCTTGTATGTACGGCAATGCCTCTAGACAGGCTGCTGACATCATAGCCAAGAACACACAAAACAACTTGCCAGCAGCGCCGCAGATTACCTTTTATATCTCTGCTGTGAAGTATGCAAGAGATCGTGTGCAGGATCCCACCTTCACTGGCAAAATCGCTGTGCGCCAAAGAACCTACGACGAAGTGACCAATACATATGAACGCACACAAGGTAATGCGTTTATTGTAGAGCGCATGATGCCAGTACCATATGACATCACGGTGAACGTGGATTTCTGGACCAGCAACGAACAACAAAAACAAAGCATCTTCGAACAGATTGGTACACTGTTCAATCCTGCTATAGAAATACAAAGCACTGACAACTATATCGATTGGACCAGCTTGACAACTTTAGAGCAGACTGATCTACAGTGGAGCAGCCGCACAGTGCCCGTGGGGCAAGGCAATCCCATAGACATCATGACCTTTACACTTAAACTACCGGTATGGATATCACCGCCAGTGAAAGTCACCAAGTATGGTGTGATCCACAAGATCATTACCAACATCTTTGATGAATCAGGCGATGCCAACAATGCTCTCACAGGCGACGACATACTGGCTGGCACCCGCGCTGTGATAACTCCCATGGGCTATCAGATCCTGCTGTTGGAAGGACAGATACAATGCCTGCGCAGTAATGTGCCGCATCAACCGCCCAACGTTGAACTCAATGATCCTGTCGAAGATGAAACCAGCACACTGCTGTGGCACAATGTCATTGACTTGTATGGCGCACTGCGCAATGGCATCAGCCAGATACGCATACAGAATCATGATCTAGAAACTGAAATAGTTGGCACAGTGGCTTATCATCCATCGGATGATCGTGTGCTGTTATTCTCTGCCGACGCAGATACATTACCTCCCAATACCTTACAGCCTATCTCTGCTGTGATCAATCCACAGCGTTCAGGTCCGGGATCAGGATTACCATTGGCATCTCCAGGACAGCGTTATTTGTTGACTGACAACATAGGCAGCAAGAACAACACAGATCCAGCACCGGCCTGGACTGAAAACGGTGTGGCATTGATTGCCGCTGCCGACGACATCATTGAGTATGATGGTCAGCGTTGGTTTATCTCCTTTGATGCCAGTGAAGTGCAGCCTGGCCAGCAGATAGAATTTGTGACCAATCTCAAGACCAAAGTGCAGTACAAGTTTGACATTGAGCTAGGCTGGATCAAAAGTTACGAAGGTTTCTATCGCGGTGGCGATTGGAGCATTGTGCTTTGAAATCTGTTGATGCTGTAGGCATCATGTTTTACAGTGCTGCCACACATAGATATCTTTACCTACTGCGCAATGATCCCAAGCACCCAGGCTCTTGGGGACTACCTGGTGGTAAGATAGAATCAGGTGAATCCATACTGGCCGCAGTGGAGCGAGAATGTCGGGAAGAACTAGGCATGGTTCCTGCGTATCAAAAACTTATTCCCATTGAAAAGTTTACCAGCAATGACAATAACTTTAACTATCATACTTTCTTTTGTGCCGTGGCAGAAGAATTTGTGCCTACACTAAATCACGAACACATTGGCTATGCCTGGGTGGCCGCAGGTACAGTGCCCAAACCTCTGCATCCAGGATTATACGCTACATTCAAGATTGAAGAAATACGAGACAAACTGGCAGTGATTGAACGAGGTTAAAGGCCGTATGTGGCTTTGGTCACATTAAAATTTTGCAGGATCTCTGATGAATTCAACACGCGATCGTAGATGAAAACTTGGCCTATATCTCCTACAAAAGCATAACTGCCGCCTAGATAGCGGCTTAAACCAATCCAAAGTTCTTGATCATTTAGAATGGAGCCTGTCAATGTATCCGACACTGAGTTTACTTGACTGCCATTCACATAAAGCGTGAGCGTTGAATCATCTCTTGTGAACATGGCCAAATACCACGAATTGTTGTTGTAGTTTGTGAGTGGGCTAGTGATCGTGGTGCTGGACGAGGGCGATTGTGCTATGTCTCCCGCGATCTGGCCACCATTCAAATAAAGACGATAATTCCAAGGAGACCCGGCGCTTTGTTCCTTGCTCAAAATCATTTGATTGCCTGCTGCACTGGTTCTAAACCAAGCACCAACAGAAAAGTTTTCAAATTTTAGAATTTGGTTAGTATCAACATACTGCGAATTGAAGGAAAAGTATGTGGAATTCCATGGTGGAGATCCAACCAAGTCAGTGGTGTAGGCATTGACGCTGAGATCATACCAGTAAAGTCCCGATCCTGGATAACTTGACGAACTGGCTGCATTGAGATACATTTGCAGATTTGAAGTAATAATACTCAAGCCAGGTGATGCAGCAGGCTGGACATTGTTCATGATCATCATCTGTGCACCACTCATACACCGAACCTGCCTTTCAGCGCTTCTGAAATAGACATTAGGTCACTCCGGTGCCGTTGATCATCCAAACATTCGCTGCCACATTCAGCAGGCTGGCCATGCCATAGGTAGAAATAGTTCTGTTGCCAGCAGTGCTGTTACCTGCTAGATATAAACTCACGCCCGAGCCCTGTGCAATAGTGATAGTGCCCGTGCCGCGATTGACCACTGTGATAGCCGTACCTACTTGGAAAACCTGACTGGAATTGTTAGCAATGGTCAGAACATAGTTGGTGCTTTCTGTTGAATAAAAATGCTTGCCGGCATCTGCAGCTGCTATGGTTGCATTGCCTGTGAAACTGACCTGTGGAATATCTCTGTAGCCTATAGCAAAGCCTGCTATATTACCAGACACGTTGCCTGCGGTGATAATGTTTCCACCTGTGATGTTGCCAGTTACACTGATAGCATTACCATAGGTGATTTCTTTTGATGTGGTATTATAGAACACGACTTCAGCCACATTGGCCACATCATTGCGTATGGGTGCCACTGTGAATGTATTGGC